TAACAGATTTGGTAACTTGGCAAAAAGAAACTGGGCAACTAGACGGTTGGACAGCTTATCATTTAGCGGCTGGTGCTTTCTTGTGTAAAATTTTTCAATGGTTACACTGGAGTGACTTCTGGTGTGTCATGGGTGTATTTATTGTAGGTGTCTTATGGGAAGTTTTTGAGTATTACATAGAAAACTGGAGACCTTATGGTAGTAAAAAGAAGTGGGCATACAATACGCTTGCTGATATTGTAGTAGAAACTGCAATAGCATGGTGGATGGTGCTATGAGTCAAGTAATAAAAAAAGTAATTAAAAAGGGTTATGAAGTTGTTAGTACGAGTTATGGGACTCCTGTTGTGTATAGTTATGACAGGAGGATGCAGTCACGGGTGGAGCGTAGGAAGTTACCAAATCACACCTCAGGATACAGTTACAAATACAGTTTTTATAGAAGTAATGGGGATTGATTCGGTCTTGCATTACTATCATGGAAGGGTGTATGAAGAATCTAATTGGTGTTGGATACATCATCAATTAGAAGATGTGGTGAAATGAGTGGAAAGCCGGATACCGCCAGAAGCTATCGTGCTACCGTTCTTGATGATAATGCCATTGTATCTATTAATCTTAAATGGCTTGCTCAGGGATGTGTTCTCGTGGCAATATTGGTTTATGGTTATTGGCAGATTGAGAGTCGCATCAAGGCGTTGGAGGATAAGGTGGCAACTGCGGATAAGCAAATTGAAAACCTTCTTAGTAAACACATTGTTGAAGAAAGAATGGAAAGGGAAGAATTAGCAGAGAAAGTAGCTTTTTACGAAAAAGAACTAAACCTAAACCCATTTAGTTGGGGGAAAAAGAAGAAGAGGAAATAATGGATTTTATGGCAGTGTATGGCGAAGCGGGAATGATTGGGGTGGTCGGTGCCATGTTTGTATATCTGGTTATATCCATGTCTAATAAATCAGCAAAGCAACAAGATGAATTGGAAGCCTTGAAGGTAGAGAATAGAGGACAGTCTGAAACTCTTGAGAATATGGAGGGGATGATAATAAAGCTAATTGCTAGATGGAATCAATCAGATGATAAATTAGATCGTAAGTTTGATGCATTAATTAAAGAAGTAAATGATTTAGACAATCAAATTTCTGAGGTTAAAGGTTCGCTAAGTAGAATCAACGGAAGACATTGATGGATACTGTAAAGATAGCCGCAATTAGTTTTAGTAACTATGCGATTGGATTGACACAAGTACACGAATTATTACAGGTGATAGTTGCTCTTCTCTCTATAATATTATTGATAATGAACATAAAAAAAGGAAAATAAAATGGATATTAAATCAATGCTAGTTAAGCTTGCAGAAGAGCAGGCAGATAAAATGCAAGAGCAGGCTATGGAGCATCTAGCTTCTGATGATATGGCTGAGAAGATTGCAAGTGCTATCAATAAACGAATTGACATCCCTTTCGTATCTGAAGAAAAAGAACAGATATTCTTTGAAAAGGTTGTTGATGTAGTTACTGATATTATTGAAGGCGTATTCAAAGGCAAATAGTGCCTAAAAAACTGTACCAATTAAATGACTTTAGCGGTGGATTAAACACCGTTAAGGACATTGCTGACATTGCTGACAATGAGGTAGGTGCGGCTAGAGCTGTCATGTTCAATGTATATGGTGGTATACAGCCATTC